CTTTGTTCATTATCTCTTCATATTCTTCCCATTGTCGCTCTTCAAGCCAATGAAGCATTGCGTCAGTTGGTGGGTTGTTCATTATGTATGTGTTACTCATAATCCCATCATGAACTCGTTAAGTTCATCGTTGTACTGTTCTTCAGTATCAAACTGTCTACCATGAATGATACATGGAAATGTTTTCTTTGTAGCTGTAGTCTGTGTATCTTTGATGTCGTAACCCATCTCAAGCAGGTTGTTCACGTAAGGGTTGTTTGTTTTCATACCTATAGTATGGCATGGATTGGCTGGAAAGTCAAGCGATGGTGGACAGTTGTAACATTGGTTCATAATGGCTGGTAGTACACATGTTCTACACTCTCGCTTATTTCATGATGCTGAACACCGTTAATCTTACTTGGTTTGTTACGCTTACCCTTTGGTACTTTGTTACACCATAACAGCTCACGCATAGGTTTAGCTCCAAGTGTGAATGTGACTTCTTTGAGTTTCATTACTCAAACCCTCGCGAAGGAATAACCATTCTCAAACTTATGGACTAACTTATCATCAGTGATAAACCACTCAAACTTATGTTGATACACACTACATGTGAACCCATCACACAATCCATTGATGATAGCATTGAGTCTTGACTTAGTTGTAGTTGTCTGCCAACCTCCATCATATACTTCAACTTGATTAGTACCAATAACACCAATAAGATTGTTATGAAGATATACATTAGAACACACATAAGTATCATTGTAGTTGATAGTCTCAATGCGTGTATTATCTTTCTTCCAGTCTTTACGTTGCTTGATAGCGTCAATCATCTGTTGTTCAATGAGTCGCATGTGTTCTCCCTTTGTTTGTATGCATACAGTATGACACAGCTCAACACCTTTGTGTTGGATTGGTAGACAGTTCGTTGACTGGCGTTAACACGTAACCGTTACGCATACGTGTTCATTACAGATGTTTTGAGAATCATTATCATTATCAATAATCAATACCGATACGTATTCGTACCGCAACAATTAATCCGCTCGCGCTACGCGCTCGCTCCGCGTGATGATAATGATGATGATGGGCAAAGGAAGCGAGCGAAGCGAGCGGCAATGATCAGATATACTGACCCCCCATGGGGGTTTTCATCAGCATTACTTATATGAGATAGGCTTCAGAAATTTATGTTATTTTTTACGAGGTTATAGCTCGCACTTCGTGCTCGCTCGGCCACATTGCCTCTGCAACAAGAGGGAAATGAGTCCGTATTAACCCGTTAACGCCAGTTGCAATCAATTGATGTTCAAGTTGAGTCCCGTTAGAGCATCTTAGGTCAGTATAATGCAACCAAGATCGAAGAGTACCGTTCATATAGAGTTTAGTAGGTGTACTAAGGGGAAGAACATCTCTTGCACATTCTTTAGCGACACCAGCGGCTAACATTTCGTTATAGAGAGCTAAAGATTGATCAAACAGGTCTTGAGTACGTATTTGAAACTCTTGTTGAGTAAATTCATTAAGGTCATCAATACTATTCTGACGGTTTGAGGTATCTTGACGTCTAAAGTTAGGAAGAGAGGGCGTGTTAACGACTTGAGCGTATCTTTGGCTAAATTCTTGAAAACTAAATGATCTATGTCTTAAGATTTGACTAGCAACACTTCTGGTAGTGTCAATCTGTACACACATATTAACCATTTCAAAGGGAGACCAATGCTTATGTTTAATAAGATATTTAATTAATTTAATACAATCAGGATTATCTTGGTTAGCTGGATTAGATACTCTAGCCATATAAGCTATCAATTGTTCAGCATCAGGAGTGACATGAACTAACTCTACATTATGCATACAGTAGTATAAGTTGTGGTGGGATTAATGTTTTGTGATGGGATGTTTAATAAGTTCTCACGGGATTCATCTTATTAAAGTTTTAATAAGGATTTATCTTATTAAAGGATGTGTTTTTAAAGAATGAAGAAGAGGGATTGTTTGTCTTTTGTGTCCTCACGCTTCATTAAGAAAAGAGGAGGAATGAGAGCTTGTCTCGAATTCCTCCCTTTCGGAGAGTCGGGTCCACCCTTCCCTTCCCCCCTATAAGGGTCCGATCTGGTTAAACCCAGTGGTGCGCTAGCGCGACACCCAGGTGGGGATTGAGTTTTTAGAGTTACCCCTGGCTTGTTGTCTTTGTTCTAGATTCATACCAAAAACCATATGATTAGCAGAAGCATGTGGATCATCAATCATCTCTTCAATCATTGAATTCCACTCATCACGTTTACGATTTTTAATAGCTTCTAGGGCAGAGATACCAAGAGCATCTGTATAATATTGTACACCTTGAGCTAACGCATCTATTCTATCATCATGTCTAATTGCACCTTTTTCACGACACATTCTTGACATTTGATAGAACAGCATATAAAGAAGACGTTCTTCTGGTGCAGCTTGTGGATTAGATTTAAAGTCCCATTCTATAACAGACCGGTCGATAACGAGTCGGTGTTGATTAAGGACGGGTTCAAGGGAGTCAATGATTCGATCTTCTTTTCTAACATTTGCTCGGACTTCTTCAATATCAATTGCTTGTTTTGTTTGTTGAAGATGTTTGCGGAACAACTCGCTAACAATGCCGTCACCAAAATTAGTTTCAATGAGGAGCTTAGAAACGCCATACTTTTTACAACCTTTTAGAATATCGAGTAATGTATTGTCGCTGTATCCGTCTCTGTAAGCACGCATGTCGTGCAAGTACAAGAAACCGTTGCGTTGTGAGATATAAGCTGCTGCTGTTTCATCCGAGCCACGACCCGATGGGTCAACCGAGCAGATTGTCTCTTGGTAAGGATCCCATGTTCCTTGTAACTGCATTGGAGAGTAGAAATAGTCTCCAGGGAGGCCAACAGTGGGGAGGTCTTTGATAACGTTTTGTGGATCGGAGCACCAAACAACGGATTCGGGAGCAGTAGAGGGGTTAACGCTAGTGACGATAAGGTCAGCGCATTTAAGAGGAAACTTTTCAGCATCGGATAAACTCGTGTCTAACATGAACTGCAACATAAAGTTGCTACGACCCATTGACGCTTCACGTTCAATCAGGTCTTCATTATCAAATCTATCATCAGTTACTTCCCATTTCTCTGCACCTTGATCTATATCTTCTACCAGTTGAGGCGCTAGAAGGCCCTCGTATTGAGAAACCTTCCTAGGATACCTAGCAGGCCAAACAAAGGGCTTGTAGGCTCTCTCAGCTAGCTTACGATAGACAGTAAATGTTGTCTGAGGTGTACCAAGAAACATAATACGACTATCATTCTTGGGAGTAAGGATAGATTCAGCTTCTGTACATAATTGTAGAAGCTTCTCTCTCATAAATTCTGTCATTGAGTTGCCAGGTACTTCAATATCGTCAAGAATCATTAAGTCAGCACGAGAACCGGTAAGCTGACCAGTAATACCCACTGATTTAACAGAAGGGGCTTGGTGAGGGGAACAAGCCACATCAAATGAGATCCGACTCCAACGGGAGTCATCAGATTTAGGGCGCAAATGTACCAACCAAGGTGTTTCAATGATTAATTTCTGTAGGAAGATTGACATGTTATCTGCTCGTTCTTTAGAAGCAGATATAATCATTATTTTCTTTTCGGGGTTATTAAATAAAGTCCAAAGAACAAAAGCACCAGTAATCCAGCTCTTACCAACTCCCCGAAATGCTTGGATTTGTAAACGCTTTGGACCATGTTGAAGGTAATCAGCAATTGCATATTGAGCACGTGTAGGGTTTGGTAGATCTAATTCACTCCATAATGCTTGTAGGAATAGCTTAAAATCGTCTTTAAGGAGGTCTAAAGTGTTCATAGGTAGAATCTAGCGTGTAGGGGGTTAGGAGGGCTTGTAGAGGGTTTTACTTATTAGTTTTTTTCTGCCTTTGCCTTCTTTTAATTTCTTTTGACTCCGCCTTCTTTTTGTTTTTCCAGTATTTTATTGGACCTGTACCAGAATATGAAGTACTAACATTTTGAAGTGCGTCATCAAGTTTATTTATGGAAACTGCATCTTGAGCTGTAGGAAGAACAACATCTTGAATTGTGTCTCTCCATAAGACAAGTAACTCGTCAACATTTTTAGCTTTATTTACTTTTTCAGCCCACTCTAGTTCATTAAACTCATCTTTAGCATAATCCATTGCAGTGTGTAATTCGTTATGAGGTTTTGTTCTCATATTTAACATATTACTTTTATAATCACCTGGCTTTGCGCCTAGTTTAATAGCAATATTATTCATTAAGACAAGATCATCTGCTTCCGCTATTCCTTTATTAATCATCCAATCCATGCGATCAAAAAAAGCAGAGCTAAGAACTTTAGGAAATAAATGATGCGCTTCTAAGTATTCGCCAGTTTTCAAGCCTTTAGCAAGTTCTTCTTGCCTCTTTGCAGCTTTACCTGCCGTTGTTTGATACCACAATGGATCTTCTGGGGTCGGTACAGAAACATTTGAACGTTTTCTGTGAAGCATAGCTTTGGTATTTTCAATAGTATCTCTAAAGTTTTTTATTTCTCGTAAATCAGCACCATTTTCGATCATTTCATTTAATTCATCTCTCATTAATGGTAATTTATCAACTCGTTCCTGAACCTCACCAGCACGTCTAGTTAGGTGTTCAGCTTGTTTGTTCGAAATAATTTTATCACCCGTACTTACACCACCAAGTTGAAGTATTTCCCGATCTCTTGCAGTCACTGCTTTCATAACTGCCCCGCCTTTTTCTACATTTAACTGAATATTAGGTGCAGCACCAGCCGTAGCTAAAGCAGCAGGAGGAGTAGGTGGGAAGATATTATCAATAGTAGGCCCATACTTATCAATAGCTTTAATAGCAGTTTTAGCACCTTGTTTAATAGCCGGTGTTGCTCGTCTTACTGCAGCAGACCCACCAGCAGTAAGTGCTGCCATTGCAAGTTCATCTGTAATAAATCTGCTAGTATTAGTTTTCTCACTAATAAACTCTAGACCTTGATCAGCTAAAGTAACTACACCATTAGCAATATTAAGCCCAACATTTATACGTTGTTGAGTTTCGTAATTTTGATCTTGGTAAAAATCTACAGCAGCAGTAGCAGCATCTGTTATTTTCTCAGTAGCAAAATCTTTTACTTCTTGAGGTATAGCTTCAGTAATTGAATTACCAAACCTTTGTGCTGCAATGCCACCCATTCTAAACTGACCTTCGTCCATCAGTTTATCAAAAGATCCTTTAGATTGCCATCCATAGTTTTGGCCAGACCAGAAAACAGGTTCTCCATTTAAAACAGCTTCGCTACCAATTGGACGAACTTCTTCATTTATTTGGGTAGAATCTTTTTTGTCTGCTGCTTGTTGAATACCTTCAAAAACTTGTTCTCTGTTTTCATTAAAATCTGCTACCCTATCACGTATAAATTTACTTGATTCATAAATAACAGGAAACTCTTCCTTTGCATAATTTTTTATAGCATTAAGTGGCATAATTAATTAATATACTCCATAATTAGTTTTTCACGGAGTCTATTAACTCCAAATTTGTCTCTCATCCAACTAAGGACGGGTGTACTTCCTTTATCCTGATTACATCTGGTACAGGCGCATACAACATTCGTTGCGACATCCTCTCCGCCACGTGCGCGAGGATGAACATGATCGATAGATAACTGACTAAGGTCATAGGTTTTTCCGCAATAGATACAAGTATGGTCAAAGTGTTCCTTAATAGAGCGTCTCCACAGACGCTTAGCTTCTGGTGAGGTCATGGCTATTAAGTTGTAGAGGTAATCGTTAGGGGTAGGAAGTAATGGGGTCATGCGCGTCCTTTACGTGCTCTGTTTTTTGATGCTGCTTCGAGGAATGTCTTTCCATTTTTCTTGTGGGATACATCCTTGCCATCACCGTTGCCGTAGGTTCCACGTTTACGGTTTTCTTTATTTAATGCAGATCGTTTAGAGATCTGTAATTTAGAGCCATCATATTTCTTTTGGTAAGATTTATAATTACCATTAGCATATTTGGCTCCGCTATGACTAGAGCTTCGAGCCATAAAGTCTCCGTTGTACAAGTTCAGGGTCAACAGTTGGCATGATACTAACTAGCTTATCTAATGGGCTACCTTCAAAGGCGACACCACTGATATCATTCTTTGCTAACCAATCACAAGCTGCTTTTAGATCTTGTGTGGAAGCCTCACCCGATTTAATACGGGCAAGGAATTCCTTTGTGACAAGATTATGCAACTCATTGAACTGGTCTTCAGTTGCTTTCTTGTTTGTCATTTTGCTTTAGGTTTAGCCTTTGGCTTAGGTTTAGCTGGTGCTTTAATCTCATAACGAACTTCATTAGGTTCATGGATGAGATGTGATTCGTCACGTTCAGCTTCAGCTAATGTTTCGTATTCACCAAGTACTTTACTGGTGTATAGGTCGATAAGTTGATAAGTCATGCTTTGTTATCGTTAACAGAGTTTGTTGTTTTACCTTTAGCTTTAGCTTTCTTTGGTTGTCCGTCTAACTTATAACGAAATGGTTGTGGTACAGGTTGCCCAGGTTTTGTTACTTTTCCCTTGCGAATACCCTCAAGAGATTCATTTTCGTAAGCCATAATTAATTCCTCAATACGATTTGATCTAATTTGTTTTCGATACGTACCATATGGTCCTCCATACGTTGGACCATTACTGTTAGGTCAGCTTTAGATACGTAGTCTTGCGCTACACTTAATTCAATAGCGTCAATACGCCTATCAAGGCCACTAATGCGGTCATGAACGTTATTTATTCTGTTGTGTAATCTGTTATTTAAAGCTGCCCCACCACCAATCAAAGCGATGAGAGCAGTAACTGCTGCTTCCATTATTTAAGTGAGACAATAGGTACAACGTCATGGCACAGCACTTCTACGCGACTGCCAGGACGAAATGTAAAACCAGCTTTCATGATCTCCGTACATTTCAGAGCACGTACTAGCTCATAGTCCAACCGCATCTTCTGTTCATGCCTTCGTGCGATCTGTTTGCATGTTTCAACCATGCCACCATCTAGTGGTACAGAAAAGCCAAGCTGTACACCAAAGTTTTGGGTACGTTGATACGCATCTGTGTGTACATCACCACCCATATAAAATGGTTGGAATGTCATTGTAGTTCCATTACAAGAGTTACCACCGACAAAGTATTGCCGAGATGGTGCTCCGTTGTTTTGGAACTGCACAGCCTGATTAGTCACGTTACCCGTAGCTGCTGCTACAGGGTTTGCAGTATTAGATACAGTTGGTTCTTCTGCGTAAGCTGGACTTACTGCGAGAAGACTGATAAGGAAGTAGTAGTAGAAACTTGTTCGATGGTTTCGGTGATGTCGATTGTCTCGATCACTCCTGCCGCTCTGTCTACGATCTCCAGTTGAAATGGATCTCCAGCAGTAGTTACTGAAAATGTTGTGGATGAATCTCCGATCGAACCACTTGGTGTTACGTTGGTTCCAGACCATGCTTTGTAATCTCCCCCGTACACTTCTGTTGCGATAGTACGGTCAATATCAATAGTTGTTGTGGTAGTAGATTGCATACTACCTTGTGTAAAATTAGGTGTAACTGATTGAGCTGACACTGGTGCCGCTAACAGTAATAACAAAACTAATTTCTTCATTTGTTCTTCTCCCTAGAAATAGAAAACGTTGCCAAAGTTCCGCTTAAAATAGAGGCTACATATGTTGGGTCCATCTTCTCCATCCAGCCTGCATAACTAGCAGTCAAGAGTCCGGCGGACCAGACAAGGACGACGAACTTGATAAGTCCTCCTTTTTTTTCATCTTGTTCCATGCTTGTTTAATTATAGGTTTAAATAAACTTACTAAATGTTTAAACAAAGAAGTAGCAATTAAAGTAGCTGCAACCGATACAACAGCTGTAGATGCTGCAGTAACTACAATTGCAGTACTAGGTACAGGCACTTCAATATCAGTACCGGGTATACCTAGTTTTTGTACTTCTGGTGGTGTAAATGGTGGAGGTTTAGCTACAGGTACCTTTGTTTTAGGTGTAGCTTTAGGTGGTTCATCTTTAGCGTTAGGCTTAATACCCGGAGGTGGCCTAAGGTCGCTAGGAGGCACTACTAAGGGCTTGTAAGAGGGTATATCTGCCCGTGGTACCTCTAGTATTGGTGGGGGTAATTGAAGCGGTTCAGGGAGCGTTATAGAGGGGAACAGTGGTGGCTCCCCAAGGTTCATTTCTTAACCGGGAATAATCCGTTACGAATGAATTCTACTGCTTTGTCATCGATATCATTATCGGTTGACTCACACAGTTTCTCTAGCATTTCTACAATCAGTGCTTTAACACGATCAGATTGTAAGAATGAAAATAGTAGTGGTCTAATAAGTGTAATCATGATTCATCAGCGGGTAGTGGTTCGTTGCCTTCGGCTAGCCATTCGAGATATTCTTGATAGTCACGATTATCTTCTGTAACGGGGACAATAGCTACGTTGCCATCTTCGTCCTGCCGCTTAAGTGAATCTTCCGTGTTTGTAATTGGATCTCTGACCAAAGTATATTTATAAGTCATAGTTAATTGTTTTTAAAGTTCGGCGTCGGCTGTAAAGTGCAAAAAGAAGTAACGAGCACCGACAGTACCGGTAGCCGTTGCGTTACCTCTAATCCCTCTTGTCCCAGCTACTGCTACTTGACATGTAGCGGCATTAAATCCTGCTATTACTGAATTATTTGTCATTGCAACAGTAGGTATAGCTCTTTTCTCAACGGTAAAAGCTTTAGTGGCATAATTAATTCCGTTAAGAAGTGCATATCCACTCCAAACAATGGCATCTCCCTGATTAAAGGTTGACCCAGCAGGCACACCTTCAAAATAACGCTGGCACTTAGCCAGGGTCTCAGCGTAGCTTTTGTGTTCAAACGGAGTGGCCTTGGAACCGACCTCTAATTGGACGCCAGTAAGTTCAAAGTAATTTCCTGTTGTATCCGAAAAATCATTATCATTAGCAGCTAAATTAAATACATTTGAAGTGTTCCAAGCGTCTTCGGTGCCAAACCAGTTACTGCCAGAATCAAGCGTCCACATTACTTCAAGACCTCTGCCATTGCCAATGAGCCAAGTGCCTGCAGTAGCTCCAGGTATGGTTCTTTTTATCTGAAACCATGCGTCAGCACCCATGTGTGAAAATTGTGCAATGTAATTGTAATCAGCAGCACTATTCCTAAGAGCTACTGAATAGTTGCCCGATACATTAGTACGTACCCAAAAAGATAAAGTTACTGTTTTTGCATTTGCTGTTCCATAGTTCAATTGAGCTGCGTCAAACCCTTCAATAGGCTGACTAATAACTGTGTATCCAGTTGTGGGAGTAGCAGCTCCAGACGTAACCTCAACTCTAAGTGATTTTGAAAAACCTGTACCAATAGGGAAATTTGGTACATTAGAGCTTTGAGATTGCGTCAATGTATGGGTATTAGTGGCAGCATCGTAGAGTCTAAACCTGTCAACTAAATACGTACCATCGGCTGTGTTAGCAAGAGAAGTTCCTCTTTGCGATACCTGCATCGCCCCATTCGTAATGAGGTTCCTGTTACTTAACGCCCCAGCAGTTGGCATCTGCAAGCCATCAATCTTGACATGACCACTAGAATCAATATCAATACCGCCGTCTGTTGTAGTGGTATTCTCTAAGCGGTTTGTTTTAAGTAGTGGTCCACTGCCAAGTGACCCCCACCCAGTGGTATAACCTTCAAAACTTGCCGTTGATGTGTTATATCGGACCATACCTCCTGCAGGACTACCATCACGTTGTGCAGTAGTACCAGCAGAAAGATTAGAAGAACCGGTTGCAGATGTACGTGGTGTATATCCAGCAATAGTTTGACCACTATTAAAGACAATATCACCAGTCATTGTACCGCCAGCCAATGGCAGACGTGCAGCAATGTTGGTTACGTTAGTAGCAATGTTAGTTGTGTTGGTAGTAATATTACCAGCATTTGTTGCATCACCAGCATCTACATATGTTTTAGATGTAGCTTCTGTACCAGCACTAGGGCTAGCAGGAAGACCAGTAATTGTATTACTGTTGACATCTAAGTCACCACCAAGTTGAGGAGTCAAATCTGACTTCAAATCAAAGGCAATTGAACCTGATGGGATAGTAACAAAACCTAGTTGTTGATCTACTTCAAAGAATGGATCATCTGTCTGGTTACCACCAATAGTAAACTTACCGTTATGGTCAGTTGTAGCAGTCCAGATCTTACCGTCGTTTAGTTCAGTCTTTTGCTTTGAGTCATCAGGAACACCACCATTTTCAGGCAATGCACGATAATCAGTACCACTACCTACATACTCCATTGTATGACCACTAGAAGCGATCTGAGAACGTAAGAAGAATGATACAGCTAGATCATCAGCTAAAGCACCATTAAGACCAAGATTTACACTACGGTTATTAGGGTTAGGACGACTAATAGTAACTGTCCAACCATTACCACCTTCAGTATCAGTATTAGCAACAGCAGATAGGATAGGATAAGTAACACTATTAACTGTTACCAACATGTTACTAGCAGGACGTTGTGTATCACCAAACCATCCCACACCAGCAGCAGGCTGATTAATATTAAATGAAATAGCACCACTATTAGCAGTACCATCTACATTAGAAGTAAAGATAGCAGCAGATGATTTACCATCAGCAACAAGGGCTTGATCACCAAAGTCAGTAGTAGAAGCAGCTAAGTTAGCTTGGCCACCATTTAATGCTTTAATATGATATTTATTAAAGAAAGCATAGCTACTGGTACATTGTGTATAACCATTGTTAGTAACAAGTAAACCAGGACCATTAAGACCAACGTGGGTATAACTGTCACACACGATTGAACGTAGAGGACTAGCAACCGCAGGTGTAGCACCATTAATTAGAACACCGCCACCAGTTGGTGCAGAGTCATTATCACCAGCTAAACCACCACCTGGTGTGATGACATTAATAGCTGAGTTGTCAATCTCAGAATCTGAGAAATTAGTACAGTTTTGAATATAAGGAGACTTGACAATAGTACATCCAGGTAGGAAAGCAATGTTCCAACCTTGATTAACAGGTAGAGAAGCATCATCAGCATTACCAAGTGCTCCACTAGCCTTCATACCAGTGAAGGTAATGTTTTGAATAAACGTACCGCTGTTAACACGGAACATAGTATTTTCTTCTGTAGCTACTGTCGGGTGAACGATACAGCTACGCAAAGCAGTACCAACGATTGATACGTTAGACTTCTCGATGTCAATAGGACAAGCTTCTTGATAAGTACCAGGAGCCACTACAACAACACTACCATTACCAAAAGTAGCATCAGCATTAATCTGTTGAACAGCTGCTTTAATCGTCAGCTTAGGACGACTAATACGGTGACCATCATTGCTATCAGATCCACTAGAGGCATCAACATAAACAACCTTAGGTTGGTTAGTAAACGTACCACCAGAAGCCACGCCGGTCCAAGCAGAACCATTCCAAACAGAAAGAGTTAGATCAGCAGTGTTTTGCAACCATGTCTTACCTGTTTCCCAATCACTACCAGCAGGTGTGCCAGACTGTACAAGCGTATCAAAACGACGTGCAGCTGCACTAGCAGTAAAGATGTTAGTGTCTGCAGGAGCAGGAGAACTTGCATTCTGTTCAGCATACGTGATAATATCTACATCTTTTAGCTTACCAAAATCAATAGCATCATCATTTAAACCAAGAGTAATAGTGCCATCACCATCATTAGTTACAGTAATACCAGTACCATCAGTACCAATATCACTTGTAATAGCAGTGTCAATCTTGGCGTCAACACGTGCATCAATAGCTTGAGTAGTAGCTACCTGATCATCATCTGAATCCCATGTTTCAGTAGAATAAACAGTACTATCAAAATTATTCCAATAATATTGTTTTAGATAATCATCTACATCATCAGGGATACCAGCACAATTAGCCTCTTGAATAGCATATCGTAGCTGTTCAAAGTTCTTATTTAGATCATCAGACCTAATAGCTGAACCAGGGTTAAACAATGCACTGATGTCATCGAGTTTTGTAATTCGACGGATCTTTACATTGTCAACCGTGGATTCACCTGGATCAGTTGGAGCAGCAGGTGAAGGGGGAGCAGTACCAGTGAACTCTACAATAGTAGGGTTAGCATCAGTAACTTGCCAAGGGTATGTACCGTCCGTTGTGAGCTTTTCGTCGTATTCTTTTGTAGTTACGTTCCAAAAATAAACGTGTATTTCAGATTTAAAAATGTAGGGAAAGTCAAACGAAAACTGTGTCTTCGATCCATTCCCAGCTTGAATTGTTTGTACGTCAGTACATGCCATAATAAAAATTACCTACGTTGTAGTTCAGCGGTGGGTTGTAATTCAGTAGCAAATTTATCCTTTGCTTCTTTCTCTGCTTTGTCTACTTTTAGTTTAATTAGCTGTGCTTGCATGTCTCCATCAAGTCTGGCATAAGCTGCATTTTCAGAAAACTTTTGTGCAGCACGTAAACGACCGTGGATATTATGCCATACAGTTAAGTCAGGCATATTACCTTGTTGTTGCATTTTATCAAAACTTTCCAGTGACTTCCATTCCTTAACACTACGCATTACTTCTTTAATACCATCTTGAAAATGACCATCTTCACCCATAATACGCATCAATTCAGAACGCATTCTTGGTGGAATTTTTACACCATCTTTGGTTTTAAATACACTTGAAGTAGGATAATCAATATGATCTAAAAATTCTTCTTCAACAGTTTGTGCGTCATGAATTGGGAATGGTGTGTAAGCATTCCAAACACGTTGTAAGAAACTATAGCTATTTTCTTTTTTACCATTAATAGGACTATAAATAAATGGATCAGCAGTCTTTGGATCAATTTCTAAAGCAAACCTATTACGGTTTCTTAGTTGACTGTAAAGATCATTATCTACAATACGTAATCCATCAGAGAAAATACGACTCCATTCAGCACGTTGTCCAGAAAGAGGACCAAGACCATTTAAGAATCCAGCACTCCAACGTTCTATTGCACCGTCATTACCTCCAAGAAAGTCTAACAAAGGTCTAATAGTAGACAAACCTGTATTATCAGTAGTAGCTGCACCAATCACAAAGCCAAGAGCAGGTAACATTTTTTCAATACCTTCTCTACCAATATGATCAAAACTATCCATTGTATTAACAGTAGTTGCAATCCAATCAGCAAGTACACCAAAACCTTGATAACTAACGTATTTACCATTTGGTAGCTTTATACTACGTGGTTTCCATCCACGTTTAATCCTAGCTGCTTGAATGTTTTTATCAGGATGACCATCACCAGTAATTCTATCATCTTTAAACAAAGCAAAAGTTAATCCTACTGCTGTTGCACCAATAGCTTTACGACCAAGTGTTTCGTATTTAAGGTCAGTAATCCTATTAACTTTAGCTTGTACGGTCATGTTTGCTACATCATAACCACGTACCTTAAGAAGATTATCGATGTGCTCTTCATTGCCAAGTAACTGTTTAAGTGGTGTAAATGCTAGTTCATTAATGTCTCTTTGAAAAGGTGAGTACGGTGCATATTTAGCAAACATTGCAATTCTGTTTTGACCTGTAGTAGGAAACATCAAGAATGGTTTCATAAATGCAGCATGTTGTGCCATTTGATTCATACCTGACATAAGAGGTGAATCAAGGTTAAGTGCTAACTCATTTGTTTGCCAACGAACAGCTTCATCTTTCAATAAATTGTTTTTGTCAAACATCTTTTCATAATGTTTTTGAGCAATAGGTCCAAGGTTTTCTTTAGTTAAAGGTTTACCAGATTCCATAAGTTCATCGATTGCTCTGAAATAAGATTCAGAATGTCCAATCATAGAACCAGTAAAACCATCAGTTGCAATCAAACCATTAGAACCAAAACGCATCCTAGGATCACTAGCAATTGCATACATAGTTTCTATTTGTTGTACAACATATTGTGTACCCCATTCACCTTCTGCTGCACGACTAGCTGCTACTTCTCTAAGAAAATCAAGCTCATCTTCTTTTTGAAGAAGTAAATCACGACGTGTGACAGAAGCTACACTATCAGGATCTTTTGATGCTTTAGCAAAGATTTCACCCATGTATTTTGATGCTCTACTGGTACTATCATTAATTGCACCATAAGCAATAAAACCACGTCTTATAGCTTTAAAATCACCATGTGACAATGCACCTAAGAAATGAGAAGTTGGTTTAGAAATAATACCACCAACACCATCAAACATAGCAGATAAAGGTGTTCTAAATGCAGACAAATAACCTGAATAAATATTAGCCCAAATACCACCAAGTATTTTGTTTTGTACTTCAGGGTTAGGGTCAATAATAGCTTTACCTAGATTACCTGTCATATCAAAGATCAAATCATTCATAGCTTTGACAGTACTAATATCACCATTAGTCATCTCATAAGCCATTAAGAATTGCTTCATAAGATTAGGGTTAGTCTCACCAATAGCACGTAATGTAGTACCAAACGTCTGTGATTTTTTAAAGATCTTTTGTGCCATTTCACTAGCTTCTGCTACAGTGCTAGCGTTATAACCTTCTACATTTGTAAAACCACTTTTGATTTGTTGTAGCATACCGATCTTACGGTTCTTATAAAAAGAAGCGGAACCTTGTAATTGTACAAGATACTCCATCAAATCAATAACTTTATTTTGACCAGCTTGGACTGACTCTGTACCATCCATAAGACGGATACCTTCAGAAAGGTCCGCAACACGGCCTGAGAGCGATCCAGCCAGCAGAGAGTGTGCTCTAGATACATCCATAGCAGACACCTCTTCTCCGAAGCCTCTGAGGGCTTTAGAGACCATACCAAAGCCTTCTTCAGACATGACCTGTACACCAGCATCATTAACGCTAAGATACGGTTCAATGATTTGACGAACCTCTTGACGACTCATACGTGGATCAAATAGCTGTCGTGTAAGGTCCATTGATGCTTCAATTTGATCATCAAATGTTACTGTCCAACCACGACCTTGCATACCAATACGATCAGCTTGACGTAATTGATCAGCAAGTCCAAGGACAACATCATCAATATTACCTTGACCACGTAAACCATACTGCAATGCAGGTTCAGAAATCATATTACCAATACGACCATCTACTACATTTAAGTTACGTGCAATACGTGCAGCATCAATACTAGCACCAACAACACCAAAGTCATCTACAGTACGTACAGCTGTTTCAGTATAATCAAACATATCATGGACACCTTTTAAAGGTTTATCCATGTTAGGATTCTGAGAAAGATTATACATACCAATTTCATCAAGAGCATCCTCTTGACGTAGCATACCAATTTCTACTGATTCTTCAATATTAACAGGACGTGGAGGAGGAGAGTTTGTATCTAACCAAGCTTGTCCTGCTTTGCTTTCTCCAATCATTTTATTGATCTTACGAGAAAAACCTGTACTACTTACAATACCAGCTCCTGCTCTAACAACACCAACAGCAAGTTCACCTACCAGTCCAGTCAGAAGATCTTCATAGATATTCTTCCTACGTTTTTCAGCAGGTTCATCTGTATCTAATGTAGCTAAGTCATCAGGAATAAAATCATATTGAGCAGGAATAGCTTTCTTAGCCATACCTAATATGTTCTCACCTTCATACTCACTACTTACTGCACCAACTGCTAGACCACCTAATGCTTCAACACCACGATTACCAATGTATTTCATAAAAGGTGTGTTGCCAATACTCCAACCCACACGGGCTTGAGCAGCAGCACCACCAGCTCTAAGAAGACCAATACCAGCAATGGTAGGCAAAAGGACAGAAGAGATATCTCTTACTGCTTGTGCTGTTTCGTTTTCAAATTTAGTAGGTTTAGGTACGTTAACACCAGGTATAACATTAATTAAATCAACACCAAAATCTAGACCACCTGTAGGTATAGCCGCTGCAAGTTCAGTAGCATACCTTGGGTCTTCAGCAAAACCAGGTAGTTCAGCATCAACACCTGTAGCTAATTGATTGCGGTTCCATTCTTTACGACTCATCCCTTGGGCTTCGTAATAAGAATAATCTTGAGACTTATCAAATGGTGCTTGTTCTTGTTGAGGTGCCGTAGCTACCTCGGCTTGTGGAGCTTGTTCTTGTTCTCCCGTAGGAGCGGGCACAGCTTGAGGAGTAGGCTCAACTGCAGCAGCAGCTTTTGCTTTCTCCTCTTCAGCAGCTTGACGAAGAAGCTCGTTTTGAAGTTGTGTCTCTTCATCTAACAAGAGGTCTTCTTCGTCTGCCCTAAACATCTCGTTAGGATCGTAATTCATAGTTTAGTTTAATCTTCGGTATGATAAAATTCAAACTCAAATGTATTTCCATCATCGTCAGTAATAGGTACTACATTAGCACTTTTTTCTCTATAAAAACCTTCACCATCTTTTACAAAGATTTTTTTACCGCTAGCTATAGCGGAATCTATTCCTGCATGAAAAGACGACGCTCCAGGTGCAGGTGGTGTTCTATTTCCATAAGGAGATGTAACTTCAAACGATGTTAAAGGTACTGCATTCTCAGCATTATCACCAATGTAAACTTTACTAAGAAGATCAGGACGACTCATTGGGTCAATACGTTGTCCTTTATTAGGACCAGATTTTACTAGAATACGTGTGTCAAGATGATCACCTGTTGATGGTAATGTGTCACGCTGATATGGGATCACTGAACCAGCTGGCATCATTCCTTGTCTAATTAATTCAGGACGCTGTAGCAACCTAGGGTCACCACTATACTTATACAGAGCTTTAGTAACCTTTCTCATATGGTTTACAGTTTCTGCAGGTAAATCCCGGATACCTTGTACATACTCTTGCATTCTACCAGGACCAGCATTATAAGCACCAGCAGCTAGAATAGGATCACCAAATTGATCTAGTAGGTCTTTCATGTAAGCAGCCATACCTTTGATGCTTGAATCAGGATCATTAACATCTACACCGTATTCACGTGCAGTATCTGGAGTAAATTGTGCCATACCTTGAGCACCAGCAGAACTGGTTTTGTTAGTCTGCCAATGGGCTTCTGTCTCCAAATTTGCTGCAATAAGAGCTGGTGGTACACCATAAGTTTTAGAGTGTGTGTCAACCATATCTCTGTATTCAGCTGGTGCTACATGTCGGTTCCATTCGTTACCTAGTTTGTTACCTTCGTAACCATGAACACGTGTAGTTACATTAGCATTAAGATAACGTTGTAATAGTTTTTGAGCAGAAGGTGAATACTCCCCCACTCGTGCTAAAGATTCTGGTGGTTCAATAGGATCCATTCCAGCAAGAACTAATTGCTTATTTAATAGTGATAAAACACCACCAGACAATCCTTTAGAAGCAAGAAATAGTTTTACGTTTGGTACATACCCAGGCTTATTAATATTTTTAATTTCTGTTTCAAGCTCAGTTTGAGTTAAAACACCATATTTTTTGTTAATAATTTCCTGTTGGCGACCATCGTTTAAAGCGTCTTGTACTTGCTGTGCTTGTTCTTTTGTTGCTTCAGATCCAGTTAAATTTTCATCTTTACCTAAGTTTGGAAAGTTATACAAACCAGTAAGAGCATCATATTTTCTATAATATTTACCTTCTGGGTTTTTGCTATCTGTTGCAATTTTCTTTTCAATGTCTACAGCAGCGTCATCAGAAGCTTGTTCAATCCCGACAGCAGCAGCATTTTTTTTAACTAATGCATCAAACTCACGTGTAAGAACTCGTGCGGCTTTAGTACTACTAGCTGAATCTTTAGGAAACGGTGCAGTAGCAGATGGTTTTTTAACGTAATTAGCAACAGTTTTACGTTGAGCTTTATAAGGCTCATTCTTTAACAACGGGTTTTGTTCGTCTAAAGATTTTTGTAATTGATTACCAAGTACAGAGTCATAACTAAATACTTCAGTAACAAAAGATTGAGTCAAAATACCACGAGCTTGTAAATCTTTAGCTTGTGTTTTTAACTGTTGAATATAAGGAGCGTTAAGAGGATCTAAAGCAGCCTTTGCTTTTGTAAGCCATTCAGGATTACCTTGTTGATTATCTTTAAAAGATTCTTCAGCAGCAGCTAAAGTTTCAGGTGTTGGATTGTTTTGATATTCCTGCCACCATTCCGATGATTCTGCTTGATAATCATTACGTTCAGTTGTACGCTGGTTAGTATTCCAAGAACGACGGGCAGCTTCACGAGCGTTTAAGGTGGCAATAGTGTTAAATTCGTGATCTTCTTTGTAGGTACCATTAAAACCTTTTCTAATAACTACACCATTTTTATCTTTTGTAAAATTAACGTCTAAGTTTAAAAAATCGTTTTCATCTACTACAAATGTACCATCAGTGTTTTGTATTAGTGCTAACGCGTTTAAACGCTTATGAGCTTCAGCAGGACCGTAAATATTATTAACAGTGTTAAAATAAGCAGCACCATACTCAGCAAAATTACCAAAAGCTTTATTTTTAGCAAGTCTTATTGTATCATCATTAAAATCTTTTGTTGCGTTGTTTGTGGCAACAGTCAGACTTGATTGATTGATTTCATTAATTTTTACGTAAGCCTCTTTTAAAAACCCTGGATTTAAACCAAGTAAATTTTTACTTTCTAAAAATGCATAAGCTGCTTCAGATTGAATTCCGGCTAAAACTCCCGGATTTCTTTGGGCTTCTGCATAAGTTACTTGCTGACCATTTATTTCTAAAGTTTTGTTAGGGTCATTTATAAAATCATTAAGAAAAGGCTGGTAGTCTGTGATAGTTGATTGTGTAACACTAACACGCATAGCAGCAACACTTTGTTTTGCTGTTTGGTTCCTTATTCGTGCTATTTCGTGTTCATATCCTCCTATTTTTTCTAATGCATTAATACGAGCTTCTTGATAATTAAGTGCAGTTTCTACTTCATTCTCACCTTGTTTGTATTCAATATCAGACTGTTTTATTATACCTGCTGTAGCTCTATCCCTTTCCACTTCGATTGCATCTGCATCTTTCTGTTTCTTCTTCCTTAACTCTTGAGCTTTCTCAGCAGCGGTTGCACTAAAACTAGCAATAGAATCAAAGATCTTTGCACCAAGTTCAGTCTCTTGCTGAATCCTATCTTGTGTAGCTTGAGCATTATATTGTTGCTGTTGACGTTGTGTATCAATGTTTGTTGATGCTATGTTAAAATCACGCTGCCTTTCCTTTTCAGATAGGGCTGCGTTTGATTCCATATCTTGAAGTATACGACGTTGGTTTTCTAAATCAGAATCCCTACGTGCTCGCATACCTTCTACAATACGATTACTTTCTGCTGACATCTGTTGGATGTTTGCATTGCTAACCGTAACTGCATTAAAGCCCCTGCCTCTTGCGGCAGGTGTGTATTTACGTTGTGCCATGATTAACCAAATAAATCAAATTGAGCTGCTGTACTAGCTGCACTGGAGATACCACCAATAAGTGGTAGCATCGGATTAGTATATTGAGCAGGTGCTACAGCACCAGGAATGACTTCAGCAGGTGCAACAAAAGTTTTGTCTGGTCCCATAACAGGTTTAATTAGATCAGGTAAAGCTTGAGGTTTAATCATTAAATTAGCTGCAGCTTGTAGATCTGCTCCATATTTCTGAAGATTAGATTCTTGCATACCACGTTGAAACTCACGTTCACCACTAACCAAACTAGCAGACATAATAGCTGCATTTCTACCTTGTTCAGCAAGTGTAGATTGCATAGCTTTTACTCGTGAATTACCAGCTTGTCCTAATGAAGCACGTCCTGTGTTCTGCAAGTTTTCGATCATTGAAGCTTGACCTTCAAAAGCTGTAGATGCTAACAGCTCATTAAAAGATGCTTGTTGTGACTCATACGCTCTTTGAGCACCAATTGTATTAAAAGCTAGCTGGTTAGAATAATTATCAACAGAAGCCGCGTATTTTTTAGTTTCGTGTAGATACCTATAATCTTGAATCTCAGTATCATATTTCCACTGTTTTAATGCTGTTTCATATTGAAACTGCTTGGCAGCAAAGTAATCTTGTTTTGATGCTTCAAAAGCTGTTTGATTATATTCGTTGGTAATATCAGCTTGTTGGTTTGCCAACTTCTGGGCTTTTTTCTGAGATTTTTTTGCAGACTTATTTTGCTTGTCAGCTTGAGATGCGCCAAATATGCCACCTGCAATAGAAGATACTGCACTAATTGCGGCAAATACTGGAAAAGCCATGCTTAAGACCTCCTATAGAAACGTGGGGAATAGTTGCCTTCCCACATCATTGACACCAACGATACAGGGTATGGTAAATTACTTGTCACTTTTAATTCAAAATTAGTATTACGTTGATGGATGGGTATAGTAAACACACGTTCAGATACTACAGGGTTGGTATCACCAGAGTAATAATCAGCTTCAGCTGTGTGTTGAACATCTTTCCACTGGTTAGATCCAGTAGATTTCAGTTTAAATGTAATAGCACCAGTACGACCAATAGAGAATTTAACTCTAGAGATTGTTAAAGGTGCTGTATAATCAGTAGTTTTCTCATCACGTCTAAAGTAAAATTTAGGTAATACTACTTCAAGGTCATAATTATAACCTACTACAATACCATCTGCATAACCAGAGAAGTCACCCTTTACTTCAAAGTAACGGTAACCTGTACCAATCTCTGTACGTTCAGTAGCAGTAGCATAGTACCCTTGATCTGAATCTAGTACTGCTGTAGTGCCTACATCTGCTGTAGGAACAGTAAGAAGCATAGCAGCTTCTTTATCTGCAATAGGTGTGTAAGGTACGTAAATTTTAGTGATGTCGTTTGTCGTGTCATACACAACAGCATCAACGCTCACAGCGGGCTTTACGGGCCTCGTAGCCATGTCTAGGCATGGATTACCAGTAATGCTAGTTGCAGCTGCTACAACGTCTCCTGTGGGTATCTCATCAAGCACTGTACTTCCAATAGTATATTCATCTTCACGTTGCAATACAGAAAGAACACTATCGTTAATTATTTTTGTTGCTTGTATAGTACCAGGTAAAAGCCATTTAGTCCAAGCTTGAAACAAGTCTTCCTTACCATTATTATAATATCTATAAAGATACAAATAAGATGTATCTCTATCAACTAACATAATAACAGAGTTCTGTGGACTAACTGTTAAGTCATCTACAGTACTAGGAATCCATTGTAAAACAGCTTTGCTAATGTCAATAACAATAGGACTTTGTTCTACATCACGTAGTTGTATACTAAATAGTTTAGAATAATCAGCAACACGACTAACAAATGCATATGATGTACCAACGTCAACTGGTTGTACATCAGTAGCCATTTCATAGTTAGACAAAGATCTAATCAAAGCAGAACTTGGTGTCAAAATTGTACCGTCTGCTGAGAACACTTGAAACTGTTGACGTTCACTGAGTAACAGTAAACCTTGTTGGGTAGGTTGTACTTCAAATAATTTTACAGGTTTAACACTTGATACATTTAAATCAATAGGATCTGAATCAATCTGTGTTAAAGCTGATTTAACAAAGAAGTTATAGGTGTCATTAGCAACACCAAAGATTACGTTATCTTCTGATAAGACACCAAACCTATTACTATAAAAGAAAGATGATTGAATTGTTTTACCAATAAAAGATGGTACAGGACTTGTTTCGTCATCACCTGCTTTTCTATCATTGTAAGTAACAGGCCCAAAAGTAAAAGCAGTTGCTGCAGTAAGAGCCAACTGATGTGGCATTGTTGCTGCATCTAACCCTGGTGATACATCACGTGCTAATGATTCTTTCCAATAACCTTCACCTTTAATACCGTTGTAAGCTACAAATTCAACATAATAATCATCTTCTGGACCATCACTATTTAAGATTTTAACGTGATCACCTTGTCTTGATTGCAAAGGTAATTTAGATACATCTGTTACTTCATCTTGAAATACTTCAAGAGCACTATTGTTAGGACCACCTTTTGCTTCTATTGTAAAAGTTTGGAAAGTACCAGTAGGTACTGATCCATTAGTAACAATAGTGTTTCCTGTGGTATTTCTTCTAATAACAATACTATTATTATAACTTTCAAGATACCATGTACCGCTAAAGTTAGCATTACTGGCAGCTTGTTGAGTTGTAATTAAATTTTTAACAGCACCAAACAAATCATGTGTAGCGTGAGTACCTGTTAAAAATGTACTAAAAATAGCATTACTTTGAGCAGTAGCAGTTGCTACTAAACCTTGTATAGTTACTTCATAAACATAAGTATTGACAAGTGTTAGTAATTTAAGAGTAGCAGTAGACTTAGCAACAAACGTACCCGATGCTTGCATAGCAGTGGTAACTGTTTTGTTTGTAATAATTGTAGTATCTTGAATGCTACGGAAATGATAATCGTTTTGGCTAGTACCAGTTAAATATGCAGTAGCATTATTAGTTACAGTACAGAACGTACCTTCAGCTGCAGTCCATACAAAAATATCTGTACCTTTAATACAACCAACATATGAGCCAGCTGCATCACGTTCAATAAAGAACCAAGATGCACCAGCTAATTCAGTTTTATTAAAATTAGTACCATTAGCTTTTTTAAGATTATTAATATGTTTCATACCAGGTCTTTTAAGTAGACCATAAGTAGGATCAGGATAACCGTTGATGCATTCAGTTACTTGGCTGTTTAATTTTTTATCGTCATTTTGACGGGATACACCACCAAGGAAATTTGGTGTTAATTGAGTTACTGCTGGCATTAGCGTTGTAAAGTATGGAAGGGCTGATAAGGTTGATAGTAATTACCACTCTTTGGTGCTCCAAAGAATGATAGATCCTCTTGGTTACACTCATACTCCATAGCCATAGCACGGGTAAATGCTTCTTTCTGTTGTAGCATTTGGTATTGATTACCATCACCGATAATACGACTAGACACAACAGAAGCTGCACGAGCTACAATGAAAGCTTGGATAGGATCAGGAATATTAGCCCAGTCAAAGTACCAAGTAATATCAACATAAAGTGTTTCGTCTGTCCATTTGTTAGAGTGTTTCTTTTTGTCGTAGAGTTGCCCACCACGATTAATAGAATCCCTATCAATGTTTTGTGTATAAGTTCTATTCAGATCCATTTGAAGAACATTATTAGCAATGTTTACTTCATTATTAGAATCAGGTGTGATTGGATAGTCTAATTCTTTATTGAAGGACCAGCCTTCTGATTGTACTTCACGTGAGACTTCCCTCAGGGTGTTGAGTGCAATTGCAACGTCCGGGTTGGTTTGATTTTCAACTCTACTTGTAACGCTGGATTGAGTTAAAGCCTGATTAGATATAGTCTGTGAGATGTTCACAGTGTATTCATACGTAACAGGAGATGTAGCAGGAGAAGCTTCGACACCAGCAACAGCAATAGATGTACCAGTAGTCACACCAGTACCGCCGATATAAGTTCCGACAGGAATATTAGCAGTAGTAGTGGTTAGCGTTGTGCCAGCAATAGAACCAGTGAACCTTGCGGTTTCATTAATTACAAGAGTTTCTTCGGTTGTCAGTGTAGTAACAGGAGCCTGACCAACTGACGCCAGGATCTGATTAACAGCTTGTAGCTCAGTGTTGGAGCCAGTAGTAGGAAAAGGCATAGTTTGATAATGAGTATTATTCTCAATAAAGAATTAAAAAAAAGGAGCCTCCGAAGAGACTCCCAATATAATATAAATTAGAATGCGGCAGGCTTGGTAGCAGTACCGGCAAACAGTTCAACAGCAGCAGCTGGATTCAGGTAGTCGGCACCCATAGCCAAACGGCCAAGGATCACGTCACCCTGATAGATAACAGAAACGTCACCACTGGTTACTTGAACCTGAGGAGCAATCGCTTCGACACAACCAGCAGCTTCACGCTGGAAGATCAAACCACAGCTATTAGCAAATTCGGTTTCTTCACCGTACTCGTTGTTGATACCGGTGACATCAGCAGCAGCATCTTCAACAGCTTCAGATACGAACGAACCGGTGTTACCAGGATCGGTAACGCCAGGGTTAGTAGCAGAACCAGTACCGTACTTAGTACCATACTGAGAGAAGAAAGGAATATTCATGGACTTGTAGATCTTGATACCTGCGATCTCCACGATTCCGTCGCCACCTTGCAGTGCGGAACCTTGAACGTCGCGGTTGATCAGACCATTAGAACCAACGGCTTGGATCAGTGCATAGTACTGACGGGGGTTAAGAACGCCCACACGTCCATCCTGACTGACACCCTTTTCGTCCATTGCAGCGGCTGCATCATAGAATGCATTTACCAAAGCAGTAGAAGAATAAGCATCAGATGCAGCTGTAGTAGTACCAACACGAACCTGAGTACCACCAGGCTCAACATAGCCACTAGCAGTAATAGGTGATGCTGCACGTGCGCCACGAGTGACGGCACGGAAGATCAAGCGGTCATACTTTTCGGCAAGAGCATAGCCGATTTTACGGCTAATCTCAGAGCGCAGATCGTAATGAGAAAGAGTCTCATCAAGGTCATAAACGAACGCTGAACTGATCAGCAAGTCATCAACCGTGATGGTCTTCTCAGCCACAGGAGGCGCATTGTTGCTATCACCGAGGATGCTATTCCCAGGAGTATGGAACTCACTTTTGGTGCGCCCGGTGTAGATGAACTGCAAAGATTTGCCGTTCTTAAGTGTACGCTTCATCACAAGATCGCGAGCGATCGTATTGCGTTGGAAGCCTTTGAACATTTCTCCACTGAACAGTTTCAGATAGAGAGCGCGGGTATCACCCGCCAGGTTAGCCTGACCCAGCTGAGTTAGCTGAGTGGGGTTAACAGAAGATTGAAAAGCCATTTAAAAAAAGAGAGTAATAATATAGACTCTCAAAGATCTTTGAGTTATTTAATTTGTATTGTGGTCTATCCCACCGTCTAGACGGCAAAGGGTATCCTCGTAAGGGCCAATGCCAATAGTGATGAGGGGAATTGCACCCCTCTTTAAGATCTATCTCACTCAGCCGATCACAGGTGCTACTAAGGCCACAGGTGTGGAGCTAGTTGACGCAAGATCAAGCGGGAAGTTGTGTGCATTTCTTTCGTGCATGACTTCCATTCCGAGTCCTGCTCGGTTAAGGATATCTGCCCAGGTGTTAAGGACGTGTCCGTCACTGGACTGGATTGATTGATTGAAGTTAAAGCCATTCAAGTTGAATGCCATAGTACTAACCCCAAGAGCAGTAAACCAGATACCCACGACAGGCCAAGCAGCGAGAAAGAAGTGCAAGCTACGGCTATTATTAAAAGACGCATATTGAAAAATGAGGCGACCAAAGTAACCATGTGCTGCAACAATATTATAAGTCTCTTCTTCTTGTCCGAACTTGTAACCATAGTTCTGACTTTCAGTTTCAGTTGTCTCACGTACAAGGGAAGACGTAACCAGTGATCCATGCATAGCTGAGAACAAGCTACCACCAAAAACACCAGCAACTCCCAACATGTGGAAGGGGTGCATGAGGATGTTGTGCTCGGCTTGGAAAACCAACATATAATTAAAAGTACCGGAAATGCCAAGAGGCATAGCGTCTGAAAAGCTACCTTGTCCAAAGGGATAAACAAGGAATACAGCGGATGCCGCTGCCACGGGTGCGGAGTATGCAACAAAGATCCAGGGCCTCATTCCAAGGCGATAACTAAGTTCCCACTCTCGTCCCATGTAAGCATAGATACCAATAAGGAAGTGGAAGACAACCAGTTGGAAAGGACCGCCGTTGTAGAGCCACTCGTCGAGTGAGGCAGCTTCCCAGATTGGGTAGAAATGTAGACCGATGGCGTTTGAAGATGGGACGACTGCCCCTGAGATAATGTTGTTTCCATACATGAGAGAGCCAGCAACGGGCTCACGAATACCGTCGATGTCAACGGGTGGAGCTGCAATAAATGCAACGATGAAGCAGGTTGTAGCAGCGATTAGTGTTGGAACCATAAGGACTCCGAACCAACCAACGTACAGTCGGTTGTTAGTACTGGTTACCCAGTCACAGAAGTTGTTCCAAATATTCTTTTGTTGTTGTAGCGCGATTGTAGACGTAGCCATTTAAATAGTAGTGCATTGTTATTTGAACGATTAAGTAAGACCAATTTAAAGACCTGGCAGTCTAGAGCTAGGGGAGGAATTGCACCTCCCTTATTCTATTTAGCTATTAGAAGCTGTACTTGACTCCGACCTTAGTGCCGTAATCATTTACATCATCAAAGGTTGCAGCGACTTCACCATATACGGAGAGGCGCTCTGTTGCTTGAACTGAACCGCCAAGCTTACCAGTCAGTTTAGTTTCTTCTTCACCACCATCAGGTGCAAAGATAGAGGGACCAGCTTGTACATAATAAGAGCTGTAGCCATTACCATTTTCATATCCAAGATGGAAATCTGTAACATGCCCAATAAAGTTAGAGCCACTAAAGCCAGCGTTGTTCTCAACGTTTACATAAGGACCAGCCAGAACGGGTGAAGCAGCAAACAAAGTTGCGGGGAGGATAGCAAAAAATTTCATTGTAGTTTAGTTAGAAAAGAATAAGTATGTTGTGTACGATTACCATGAACACCCCAGCCTAACCAGTAGTATGCAGCATTCATGTAATAAGGAATAGCTTGATGTTTAGTTTGAAAAGCATAAAGATCTTTTCTAAACCGCATCTCCTTTATTAAGTAATCAGTTTGACATTTGAGACCACTAGGATCTTGTTTGCGTTCGGCACAGTGGCTGCCAAGACCAATGTACCGCTCAATGGATGTCCATTGAATCAAACCATATCCACCACTAAGACAGCGATCGTAAGGAACGATAGCACCACCCTCGCAGATGTTAGGTTTAAAGTTAGACTCTTGTTGGATGTTACCCATAATGACTGCCAGTGCTGTACGGTCTGTCACACCAGCAGAAGTCTGTAGTTGTTCTAGAACGTACTGCTGAGGCGCAGTACATTGTGGGCATTCAATCATGATTTTTTAGCAGTTTTAGCAGCTCGTTTAAAGTTGGCAGCAGTAGGAGCACCTTTGCTTCCTGGCTTACGCATCTTTTCATTGGAGCCTTTTGCGATACGCATTTTCTTTGCGTGTATGTTAGCGTAGAGACCTCGTTTAGCCATTAGGATTTACCACATTTCCATTTACGTAATGCAAGAGCCTTCCGTGTGGGACGACCCTTGCTGTCTTTCATTGGACCTTTGACACCACCCATCCTAGCACAGAAAGACTTCTTACGCTTTCCGCCACCAGGTTGTGGTGCCTTTAGATTAGAACCAGTTTCCCGGTTATACTTTTCACGACCAGCTTTAGTAAGACCACCAGATCGTGACTTGTGTGTACCGATCTTTAGGCTAACGTTCTTAGCCATTACTTTTTAGTACCTTTCTTAGTACCTTTCATAGGTGGCCTACCTTTCTGTGATCCGTAAGTTCCTTTACCTTGTGGCATTACCATACTCCAGGGATAATTTGACCAGTTAGTGCATACGCTCCAAGCGCAGCCATCACACCTAGCATAGCTAGGCGACCGTTGAGTTTTTCTGCTTTGTCGTTGTGATTCACAGTGTAGTTTTCGTCAGTGTACATGGTGGGTTCTTTAGCAAAGAGGTTCTGTTGTCCGCGATCGTTGGTGGTAACAGTCATTAGAATTCAATGTCAGAGTTTTGAAGTTTACGTATAACGTCATCCCTGAATGCAGGGTCATTATCATAGCGTGGATCATTCATAGCTTGTACAAGTTCCTGTTGACTACGGAACTGTTCATTTTGCTGAGCAGCAGAACGCTTACCAGTAAGTAATTGTCCATCATTACCCACAGCATCACTATACTTATTACTCAATGCTTGTACAGCAAAGTAAATAGAGTTAGCATTACCGCTAGCCATTACAGAATCATACATACTAACTTCTTCTTTAGACATGTTTTCACCTGCCCAACTAAGCATTGATTTGTATGCTTTCTCACCGCCAACCATTTCAAATAGTTGACCAGCTTGTTCTTCAGTAAGTTGATCATCAGAAGATTCTTCTTCTTCTGTGTTTTCTTCTGCTGGTTGTTCTTCTTGCTCTACTTCTTCACCGGCTTCTGGTTCATCACTCGGTTCACCAAGTTTCTTTTGTAGTGCAATATAAGCTTGTTCTAATGATGACTGGTCCTTAAATTTACCAGCCAACAGCGGTTGCTCTGCACCCTCAAGAGACTCAGCAACCTGCAAAGAGTCTTGCTCATCAGCATTCATTTCTGGCTGATCAGCAGGTGTATCATTCATCGTAAGTGTTTCAGGCATATTATTGTGGTGGGGTTGGTTCTGGTGGTTGCTGTTGCATCATCTGCATTGCAGCTTGTTCACGTTTCTGTTCAACAGCAGCCATCTGTGGTTCTTGTTGTTGAGCAGCCATTGCTTGTTGTTGTTCCATAGCTTGTTGCTGTTCACCCTGTTGTTCTTCCATACTCTTCACAAGGTTAAGTACGTCGATACCAGAGGCAGCTGCAAGACGTTTGATAACTTCATCAGTATTGATGAACTGACCAATAGCTTCAGGTCCAATAGTTTGTGCAATGATCTGTAGGAATTGACCAAGGCTTTCACGATCTTGACCACGACCAAGTGCATTGATACCAGCAACGATTGTTGGTTTAACAATACCACCTTTAGGTAAACGTGGGATCTCTCCAGTCTTTTGTGCAACAGAAAGTTTACGGTTAAGATAAGGGACAAGGAACTCAACAGTTAGTAGGCTGAATAATCCTCCAAGTTGTTGTTCCAGCTCAAGTTGTGTCATCCGAACCTCTTCAGCTGTAGTGCGTTCAGAGTCCCTAACGTTCATAATTAGGAATGCTTCACTCAAACGTTGAGTTAAAGACCCAATCATTTGATAAGCTGTTTGGAAGTCAGCTGTCTTACCAACTTGCACCACACCAATATCATCAGGTCGTCCCTGGATGATAGCACCATTGCCTGCCTTGGCAAGCGTTGATGGTTTGGTGGTACTGCTTGGTGAGATAGTGAACACTACTTTAGCAGCTGCTGCGCTGCCTTCAACGATGGCTTGTGACAGAGCTTCAAGTGACTTTAGATCACCAAGAAACTCTTCCACTCTACCACGTCCGTAGACCTCTCCGTCTACGTGGTTAAAGCGTAGCACAAGCCAAGGGTTACTGTCAACAGGTGCTTTACCCATTGACTTGTAAAGGATCTGATCGTATACCTCTTGATGCCATACCCATCGATTATTGTCTAGCGTACAGTGTGTATAAATATCACATTCATCACTTTGTGCTGTTGTGCTATCAGATACATCATTAGGTGTAGCTTCTTTATAGTCGGGGTAATTTTTTTTAAGTATTTTTTTCGAGATTGTTTCTTTAGTTACAATTTCTATAACATTACCGTTACCATCTCTATCTACTACATATCGGTTTAAAGGATAGAGCTTGAGTCCATCCTTACCCATAAAGATAAGAGCATTACCAGCTACAACTAAATGCTTTAGTGCTTGGTGAACAACGACACGATCAGTGGAAGCTGCAATAGATTCCATGATAGTGCGTTCAACTTTAGCAAACGACAAGTCAAGTTCTGATCTAATCTCAGGACCAAGTTCTTCTGGAAGATTAATATCATTCACCTGGAGCTTAAAGAAGCTGGTTTGTGGAGGTAGCAATGCAAGCATAAGTTTACTTGCAAGCGTCACCACACCTTTAGCTCCTGTTGATTGCCAGGGAGTAGTAAGTTTAAGAGCACCTTTAGTAAAGTGCTCATCTTCACGAATAAGATAAGGTAAGGTTAGATCTGCTGCTTGTCTAGCAGAGTTTAGAAACTGGGAACGGTCCGAAGACAATCTGTCATAACGTGATTTAGCAGTCATTAGATGTTAAGTGTTCCAGATTTCAGTGTACCTAACGCATTATAGCTAGGATTTATTTTAAATTGATTCTTTAGTTTTTTAAAACTTTGGGTTCCAGCAGTTTTTGGTGTATCGCTAGCAGTTTGTATTTGTAGGTTAGCACTTTTACCCATCATTGACTGGTTAGCTGATGATGCTGCTGCTGCAGCGGCGGCTTCTTTTTGTGCTTTAGCTTGTGCTTCAGCTTGTGCTTTTACCTGAGCGGAATAATCTGCCATCATTTTAGAGATAGCAGACTTTTCACTTTGAAGGATTTGCAATTGTTTAGTATTAGCTGTTGCTGCTGCCGATGCAGTAGCTTGTAATTGTTGCTGGTAAGCTTGTTGTTGCTTCTGTTGTGCAACTTTAGGGTCATTATAAATGTACAAGCCAGAGGTTCCAGTCCCCTTCTTGTATCCATAAGAGTCTTTACCAGTTTTGCCCCATTTGTTTCCTGTTGCTGATTTGCTATAAAGAGCATCACCATAACCACTGTGAAGTGGCGTAGATGAGCTTATGTAACCTGATTTTAATTGCCCATACTGACCTTTTTTTAAGTCATCATAATCAAGATTATCATAATACTTGCTTGGCAGCTTTTTCTTTGATAGCATGCTATATGCAAAAGCGCTTGCTATGCCCATTAGTTTTCCTCCATATAATTAATGACCCACTCAACAACACTACGTTGACCGGACCTGTACATAATTTTTTCCATTGTATCTTCAGGGTTAGGGTTAGTTGGTGGGAATGATTCTTCTAATGCAGCTACAAGTCCACGGGAATTCATCCCTAAGACTTCAAGCGTATTGGGGGAGATTGACATTACTATGCTCGAAGAAGGCGGGCATTCTAGCTGATTTAGTTGCCGAAAGTTCTGGGGCTTTGCCCTCATACATTAAGCGATCACTAGAATCCAGCCAAAATTTTTTATCCAAATATTTATCGGTAGTATTAATACCTAGGGGTTGCATTACCCAATTGATAGTTGCTTTGCGGAGTTTATCAAGACTAGGACTGATATCAAGCCCCAACTCCCGACAAACAAGGCTATTGGCAGCAACGTGAATTTGTTCATCTCTACTTATATCCGCACTGACTGTTCGCATTCCAGCGTCACCATTAAAGCGCATGAATGGTAGAAGAACGAAGAAAATTGCACGTTCGGCAACCATCGCTTTGAGGATCGTATGATCAGGATGCGTAGTCCAAGCTTCCCTGAGCCTGAGAGCTTCCGATTCAGCTTTTTCGTCAACACCGTAAGCATTGGCAATGTAACCAAGTGCCAAGTCGTGATTTTCCTCGTCGGTAATATTTGATTCCAATAGCTCCCGCGATAGTTTTGGTACGTCGGTATCCAATCCATCACGGATAAAATCTCCCACAGGTAGTTCCATATGTCGCAACGCAAGAGCACGGTGTACCGTCTCTTCCGCTCCTGCCTTGCATAATCCGGCAGTTGTCTGTACTGGTGTCCATTTCCGTTTCCGGTTTAGTAGTTTCTCGTAAGGGTTCATTCTTGACAATCACATGTAAGTTCTTCATTTAAAAGGTCAGCAAGGTACTCATCAACATCATCTTTAATAGCAGCATAAACATTAGATTTATCTTGCGTATCAGACATGACTTGTAATGAATAATAAAGGCTGGTTTGCGGAGACCGTAGCCACTCTTCCACGAATGCATTATCGTAGGTTACAGTATCACTCCAAGAGTTGTAACTATATCCATGAAGAAGTCCGGTGGAGTCTAGCATCGTCATGATGCCATCAGCAACACGTTTGTAAGCCTCCCAGCCTACCTCAGAGGCGATCTCTACGTCACCATAGTTGTAAGTTTGTACTCCGAAAGTACCCGAGTCGCGATCGACTGTCTGCGAGATAGGTGGAGCGATTTCTGGTGTGCTAGTATAGCCATCCAGATCCACGCTTCGATAACTGCAACTGGCGGTTGGAGCGATAGCAAAGGCTCGAACCATATTATACTCGCGAGCGATTGTGGCTGCTTGGTTAATTCCTGAAGCAATTTGAGAGACAAGTTCATAAGATGCAGATCGGATAGTTTCATTGTTATTATATTGATCTAACGCTCTTCCAAATTGTTCGTAAGTTACTCCGTACCGCCGTAGGAGGTTTGCGAGACCAAGCATTCCGAGTCCCACTTGTCTATCAACTTCAGGCGGGAGGTATTCTCCAGAATCTCCGACAGCTGTCCTACTATGTAGGCTGCACAACTCGGACATACCTTCAACAAATGCTCGTGGGATGTCGTCGAACTCACAGGCTCCAAGATTGATATGCTGTAATAGACAGGTACCTCGTGATGGCAGGTATACTTCGAGACAGACGTTACCTCTGATGCGCTTTCCTTCATTGTCATATTTTACTTTGTTGAGCCAGATGTCACCTGATTTGATTCCATATAGTAGGTCTTCCTTGAACGTACAATCCTGCCACCACTCTTCAGTGATGTTGATGCATCGTTTAACCCAAGGTAGTTCGGATCTATTAGCATTGATAAACTCCCTAGCATCAGGATGGGATAAGTCAAGGTGAAGAACAATGGCACCGTTTTTGTAGATCCCACCACGTCTAAGTATTTCATTTAAAGAAGAATAAATTTTACCAAAACTTACAGGACCAGAAGCAGTAACTCCTGACTCTCTTGTCTTACCTTTATGGTCTAGTTTAGAGAGATGGATAGCACAACCTGCGCCATACCTGAGAGCGTGTGAGGCAAACCTCCAGCTGGCTTCAATACCATTTGGGCCTTCCATTTCATTTTCAACTACAAATACTGTGCAGCTGACTGGTAGGCGATGTGTAGGATCATCGATCCATGATTGAACCCGACCTGTGCGGGAGATATAATTAGACATTGAGTAGATCAGTTAGGTTTGGAGGTTTGTAGTTTGGTCCTTTTAAGACCTTACCGTCTGGGCGGTAAATAGGTTGTCCATTCTCATCTAGTTTGGACATGTTTGATTTATGAACGCGATCCATAGCTTCATCTAGATCCCAGCCTTCATTAGCAGCAAACTGGTAACAAACATAGACAAGATCACAAAGCTCTTTCAGTTGTTCGTGTTCATCTTTTAGATGAAAGGCTTCGTGAAACTCTGACCATTCTTCATCGATCAAAGATTTCTGGGTCAGACGCCCATTCATCGAATCCAAGATCGAGTAAGCGTCCCGAAATTCTTTTGCCTGACTCAAGAGTGTCGTCCCAGTCTGATTGTGTTTGGTCGAGTTCATGTTGTAAATAGTGGATTGCTTTGGCTAGGTCTTTTCTTTTGTCTCCTTTGTATTCACAACGACAAATGTATTTAACAGCATTAGCTTGGAAGAAACTGAGGTTTTGATTAACGATGAAGTCTCCTACTTCCCAGTTGTTTCCGTAGTGTTCAGGTGATTGGGCCATTGTTTGACTAGGTTAGATACGGTGTTAGCAAGTGCAAAGTTCTGACGTTGTAACGCCATGAACAATGTAATGATATCGGTTTTATCAGCTTTCGGTAATAAGTCTTCAAGCCTTCTTATCTTGAAGTCCTGTTCCACTGTCAACCTCATAATCGGAGGAGGGGGAGAAAAGGATGGGTTGTTTTGCTCTCCAGTCATAATCATTGTTAGTAAGGATCTTTGCAAGTCTTGCGTTTTGTAGTGCGATGTCTTCACCAAGATCCTTCTCAGCAAATGCATCAACAACTGTTTTCCAAGTGTAGCCTTTGTCTTCAAACAAAGCAACAGCACGTTTGATTCCTATTCCAGGTACGCCACTGTAGCCATCGGTTTGGTCTCCTGCAAGCGCCTGTATAAGGTGCCAACGTTGTCCCTCTGCTTCTTCCACATTCACGGTTTCATCCATGGTGTAGAGCGTTCCAGGTATCTGTCGCATGTCCTTGTCAGGACTAACGATAATGTTACCAGGATATTTGGTAGCGTAGATACCCATACTATCATCAGCTTCAAGAGTCGGTAGTATTACTACTTCGTACTCATCTTTGAGAGCATTGATAACACGTTTGTATCCACAGGGTTTCTTACGATTACGATGACCTTTGTAAGCAGGCATGATCTCTTTACGAAAGTTAGAGCTATCACTAAAGAATAAAACTACCTCAGGAACATCCCACATGAACTTATTTTTAATTTTGTTTAGTTCACGTTTAACTGATGCGTATGCTTCACTAAATTTGCTGACAACTACAATTACATCATCACCGAAATCAAGGTCTGATTCTGCACCAGCGCAAGCTTTGTAAACAATGTAATCTGCGTCAACAAATAACTTCATTTACCTTGGCCTCTATATTTCTTCTTACCTTTTCGTGGCTTACTATGCAAGCCGTTACCCTGACGGGTTTTCTTTGATGTGAACGGAACTACTGTTAGTACCCCCATCATTGATTTACTTCTCATTAGTGGGTTTCACTCCAGTTGTTTCCGGTTTTTGCTTCAGCATCGATTCTGATTCTGAGGTTGTAGTATTCTCCAGCTGAGAGACTGCTAAATACCAAGGATGAACATAAGTCAGCTGCTTGTTCAGTGGCACACTCGAATTGCAATTCGTCATGTATAAAGGCTAGTTGAGAACAACATAAATTTAATTCTTTAATGTTTTGTTGATTGATAACCAGCCAACGTTTAGCCAGGATGGCGGAATTACCCTGCAGGCAGTAGTTTAACGCTTTATGCGGGCTATCCACCATAATTTTTCTGCCATCGATAGCTTTGATAAATCCTCTTTCTGAAGCTGTCTTGATAGACGCCAAGAGTTTATCGAGTCCATCAATCGCGTCAATATATGCCGCTCTGATTTCCTTACCTTTTTTCTTGGCTTTCGGGGATGAAAGAAGTTTGTCATAACTGTGTCCAATTTTTTCGTCACCTGCGCCATACAGGAATGCATATGTTACGGTTTTTACAAGCTTCCTAGATATTCCTATCTTGTCAGCATTGACTTGGTGTATATCTCCGTTGAGGAGGATGTCTGCGTATCTTCCATCATCATATCTGGCAAGGAAATGAGACAACATACGTAACTCAATCCCAGACAAATCAGCAGCGACCATGACTTGACCCGGAGTTGGTAAGAAAAGCTCTCTAAATCTTGGGTCACTTGGAACTTGAGCTAAATTGGGGTTTCGGTGGGCACATCTAAAAGTAGAAGTAGCAACTGAACAATGATGATGTATCCTACTAGCACTCGTACATAGCTTCAGCCATGCGTTCGCGCCTTCGGATATCATTCCAAGCATCTTCGTTATCGTCAAAATCTGGAGGAATGCAAGGGCAGTCTCTGTCCCTATCTCCTTCAGTATTGGCTCGTCGATGATAGACTTCCCAGTAGGTGTCTTCTGGGTTGGAGTCCAGCCATGAAATGTTTGCAGGATCCATGAAATATGATCTCTTGATTGTGTATTTAATTCTTTAAGACGTGTAAATGGAGCGTCTTTGACATAGCCTTGGGTCCGATTATCTCGCTTAGGAGTAAATACTGGTCCGGCAACGTAAGGATGCCTGTTGCGTAGTAATTGATTAACTTTTTCAAGCTCTTGTCTGAGAGTTGATGCAAGTTGCCATGCAGAACGTTCATCAAAGTACCATCCATGTAGTTCTTGTTTGGTAAGGATTTCTGCTGCTTCATGTTCTAGCGTGATCCATTCAGGTATGGTTGAAAGTGGTTCCAAAGTTTCCTTGTGACAGTAACGTCTTGTATCATGTAGTCCTCCATTTCTGGTGACCATTCTTTCCAATCGGTATCTTTACAGTAATCACCTTTAGCTTCATCAAGGCGATAACCCCAAGCAGCTAGTGAATGTGACCCGTAAAGTTTAAGTGGCATACCAGCCCATGTCTTTTGTTTGTCAATCTCTATCAAGTTCGGGTGATAAAGACGGCTAAGCAAAAGAGTGTCCAAGCAATCACCAACACGTCTAAACCATGGATAAAACTTATTGATGATGCTAAGGTCATAATTAATAATGTTATGACCGACAATACAATCAGCGTCTTCGAGGTATTGGATAGCGCGGACGATAGGTTGCGTCGCTGGTCTCTCTGTAGCTGACGTAAACGACTGATCATTAAAGACCATCGTTTCTTCAGTGTTTGTGTCGTAGATGCAGAGACAATGGATTTTGGTGGCATCATTTAATAGTCCGTCTGTTTCTAAATCAAAGATCAGCATTCAACGTCCTTGCCATTGATAGGTTTTATCAACAAACTGAGCACGTTTCACTGCCTCTTTAGTAGGAGGATTAGGCTTATGCAATGTCAAATCAATACGAAATTCTGTACCTTCTTTGATAAACTCTTCATTCATTGCTTCATAATCAGAAATCTGTTGTGGCGTCAAACGCTGCTGGTTCTGTGGTTTCATTGAATTTACAAGTGGATAAGTCATAGTTTAATCGACAAGCAATGCCTGTTTCCCCAGAGTAGCGATTCTTGAGAACTCTAACAATTGTATCAGAGTGTTTAGTTTCACTCTGTTGATTTCTTTCGAGTCCAATAACTGCATCGCTAAGTTGAGCGATTGCCGCACTTCCGCGAAGTTGTCCGAGTGTAACACGTGCACCTTCTTCATGGTTTTGATCGGATGATCCTCGTTTTAAATGTGATACTAAAAATAATGATATGCCAGTGCGCTCAACCAGTGAACGTAAGCGTGTCATCGTTTGGTCTATCATCCGTCGTTCATCCCCATCAAGACCACTCATAAGAATGGATAGGTGATCAAGAAAGATAATCTTACAATCAAGTCCTGAGGCTAGGTATTCAATCCTGTTATAAATAATATCAGGATCAAAACTACCAAAGCCATCGAAAAGATAAAGGTTCCAGATATTAATACTGGAATCAAACGCTTTTGTAAGTTCGTCATGAGTATGTTCTCCTAATGCTAGGTTCTTACCTACAGAAGCAGACATCAAACCTAAAGCTGTACGGCGGTTTGACTCTTCAAGTGCCAAGTATCCAACCCGTTCTCCGTTCGATAACAAGTGAGCAGCCAAGTCTCTACACACGGACGACTTGCCTTGGCCTGATCCTGAAGTAATTGTGACAAGCTCTCCGCGCCTAATCCCGTGAAGCTTTGACTGTAATCCTTGAAATGGGTAGTCATAATCAGCTGGTGGTTGTGGTGTGGTAACTAATTCAAGTAAAGATCTAGCATCTACAATACCATCAGGTCTGAATTCCTTACGTTTAAAGAATGCATCATCAATAGCCTTGTAATCGCTAGCCTGTAAAGCGTCTGAGAGGTCTTTGTAAGCCTCTAGACGGGCGATGTAAACCTTGCCAGGTGGTAATACACTCGCAGCCTCTTCAGCAGCCTTCTGACCGGCTTCATCTGCATCGAACCAAAGTACGATTTCACTGTAACCTTGAAGGAACTCCAGGTTTTTCTGGACTGCTTTCTTGGCTGATGCAGCACCACTAGGTAGTGATACTACAGGCCAAGTTGGGAATATCTCTCCGTAAGACACACAATCTAGCTCACCTTCTGTGATGATTATGCGTTTACCACTGCTCCCCCATAAATGTTGACCAAAGAATGTACCAGGTGTTTCTCCTTCGTAAGTAAATTGTTTGTCCTTGGTTTTTATCTTAGCACCTTTTACAATGCCAGATGGATCATGATAGTAAAACCTTAGCTTGTCCCCATCACGATATACTTTAAATCTTTCACAAGTAGATTGACTGATCTTGCGTTTCTGCAGCCGTTCGGCTGAGCCTTTGATCTGCACAATAGAATTAGTGTGAATGTGTGTTATGTTTTCCTGTTCATCTGTATAAGTATGGCAGACAAAACAATAACTGTGGTCAGTGTAGATCGCATTGCCATCTGATGATCCACAATTATTACAAGGTCCATGTCTTATAAACTCAGAGGAGCCAGTCGATGGGTATGTTGTGGAATGATGTCCACGGTATGTCATGGCGTTCGCACCATTTAGCGTATGTTGTTTTTGATTTCTTGCTGATTGTATTAAAGGGTGCCTGGAAGACCATACGTAAATCTAATTCAGGGTGCTGTTGTTTGACTGCTTTAATCTTGCGTCTGTCATCAGCATCCCAATAGCCTTTACATTCTAGCACAACGCCATTCGGTAAGAAAAAGTCTGGCGTGTATAAATGTGGAATTGTATAAGGTACTTTTTCAGTTTCATATTCGTACTTGACATCCAGGTTGCAAAGAAGATCAGCGACCTTCTCTTCAAGACCTGATCGGAATGCCACTAGAAGTCATCCTCAGTGCTTTCAGTAGGCGTTACATTAGGCTCACTAGCCTTGAACCCTTCAGTCTTACCAAAGAGTGCTGCAACGTTTTCTGGAGACATATCACCAGTATCTACACCAGCTGATGTATTGAGAGACACCAATTGTACACCAACCAATTTAAGGCTTGTTCCATACGTAACTCCATCACGGAGGATATACGGCTTCTGATAGAACGCAAGCTTAACACGACTGCCAGCATACATAGGTGTATTGTCATCAGAAATAATTGTTCCTTCAGTATCCACAACAGGTGGTCTTGCTTCTTCATTCCAAGAGAATTTTACTTTATATTGTCCTTCAGTTACTTCTTCCCAAGGTTCAGGCTTAAGGGTAGAACGCTTAGGATTCTTTAGTTTAGACTCAGCCCACTTAAGGGACTCAACTCTATCATCTTCTAGTACATCAACCATTGATTGATCAACTAGAGCAGCAAGTGAATAACCAAACTTACTTGGTTTCAGTACAGCTTGATATCCTTCAAGGACTACAGGCTGTGCGGTTTTGTGGATTTGACGTGGCATTAGCAGAAAAAATAAGTGGAATCAATTACGGAGCTAGGTTCTAGATCTCCAATAATCGGTGGGTTAGACTCTGCGCCTATTTGGTTAGCAAAGTCTTGCAAGTAATTGTGTTCGGCAAAGAGGTACATATATGTCTCTCGTACAATTGCACTGAGAGCAGACATGTCGGTAGCACGACACAATACAGAATCATGAATGAGAGCGATCGGTGCATTGAAAGCCAATGCGCTGAAGTGGAGCAAGGAAGCATCGAGTGAATGTATTAGATTTGGAGCAGTAGCATTACGATGGTGTTGCAAATCATTTTCCTCATTTTCATCGACAGCTACAGTAAGTTTACAATTACCCATTAATTGTAAGTTAATACGTTCTGTTTCTTTTTTCATGAGTTTTTGAGTAACAACAAAACCTGATGGTGTTGTCCAAGAAATAGAAGGTAAAGTCCAAATCCACCTTTCTTTTTTTGTTTTCTTGTCTTTTATGTATTTACCAGGACCAGTTTTAATTACTTCTGTAACAGCATCTTCAATCCAACTCATGACAGCCATAGGACCAGGTACGACCTCATCCATAGCATTTCTAACAGCCTCAACAGTTTTTGTCAAGTCATCTTTATCAATCTCAATACCCTTTTCAAGTAGTGCGTCCTTGATGTACCCACGATTAGAAAAAGGTTTTGCATTGTAAGGTACGGTCATTACTACTCTTTTGACTACCTTTCTATCCATATGATTGCGGATAGAATTAGGGCAGAAAGGAGTAGCAGTACGAGCGACGACAGCATAAGCATCCTGTGGTTTATCAGACGGTAATACGTTAACTAGACTAGCAGTATTCTTATCTTTAGCAAGACCTGCTAATATCTGTAACCCGCTACAAGTAGCATCTGTAGCTACAGGCAAGCTTGTAAAATGACGATCACACTTAAGCACACAATGGTAATACTCATCACATGCCGACAGAAATTGCCATGGCTCATCTGCTGCCTCCCATTCGTGTATGTGTAAGATAGGATCACTAGCGACACAAGATATAAGATGAGTATTATTTTTTACCCAATCTAATCTTTCTTGCATCGTAGCTTTATCTAGACCATAAGTAGTAGCTACTTGAAATGCTAACCAGTCTTCAGCTTCAGGAGTCATGTAAGCTGGTTCAGCAAAAGACAATAAACTTTTTCCAAAGTCTGTGTCTTGTGGTGTTAAGAATGCAGGGATTGGGTAAGCTCTACCTCTGTAATCAAAAGACCAAGGAATAAAGAATTTATCTTTACCTTTAAATCTTTGTACAGCTTCCATTGTCATTCTTGTTCTACATGACTTCTTAAACTCTTGAGCTTGTAGATTGTAAACAGCAGCAGCTTGTCTATTATAACTATGACGAGCTTCTTTATTAGTTGCTATGTCTACAGGCTTAGGAGGTAAGTCATGATGAATAATAGGGAGAAACTTACCGACAGCTCGTTCCAATCTATCTAGTTCTTCCGCTACACCCACAGTAAAGGGGTTTAGACGGTAAGCAACCTTTTGAATTCGGTTCAAGAACTCAATAGGTCTCTCTCCCTGTATAAGGGTCCGATCTCCCCTTCGTACCATAGAATGGCCTCGCATCACCTCATTTAGGATATAACCGCCACATTTTTCATGTGTCCAGTCATTAGGTTCGATGAGCATTGGCCAAGCAAGTGGGCTGAATAACTCAGCATCACGCATTACTGCGTCCTTGATCTCAAGAAATTCTGGAGTAGGTACAACATGTTGAGTGGTTTTGCGTCCGATTCGTTGTAAATCTTTTGTGAACCACCCGCTGCTTTGCATGATGCAGTCAAGTAACCAACCTCCAAGTTTAATGCGATTAGCGACGCCCCATGTTTCCCATTGTTTAACGTCATAGCGATTCATCAAAGTACGGATCACAACTATTTTTTGTTGTGTACCTATTGAACGATGCCAATAGTTTTCTTTTAAAACATGTAACAAGCCTGGTGCATGTGTTTCGTAGTGACGCATTTGGCATTCTTGCTCAATAGCAAGGCCAATAGCATCACACACATTTACTGTTTGATTGCTTTTGTCTTTATATGAAAAGACTTTATCAAACGTTAGTTTAACAGCTAATGCAGCAGCTGCCAAAGGCTCAACATCAGCAAGATACTTTTGTATTTCTTTGAAAGCTACACCTGTTTTACCACGTTTAATGGCATACTCTACAGTGTCTTCAATACGTGCAACCACAAGAGGCAACAAGGTATCGATAGAAGCAGCTCCGTATACAGTAGCAGACGCATAAGATTTGTTTTCTAGGTCGTAAGTGTTCTTATGTAATCGCTTGAGTCCTTGTGAAATAGCATCACGCTCAAGTTGAATCTGTTCGTCAATCTCCGCTGGTGTAGGCAATAGGCTCCTCCTCTGCGTCCTTGTTGTGCGTGTATGTGAAATCGTAGCATTGAGCTAGCTCAGGGTAGTCCTCACTAAACTCTGCAAACTGGTCAATCGTAATCAGGCTCATCGGTGTTTTTTGGTGGGTTAAATTGTAGTGTATCTTCAGTACAAACTATAAACTCTGTACCTTTTAGCATCAGTTGTCGCACTTTTTTTTCTGCTGATGCTGGTCGTTGGTATGTATACTCTTTGATCTTACCGCTTGGCTTTGTCTCTCTAATGATACAAAACACTGAGCTAGGTAGTTGCCAGCCGTGGAGCTTCCAATCATTGAACTCTTCGTATGTTGGTGCATAAAGAAACTCATCGGGAACTTCCTTCCACTCTCTCCAGTTGTTTGGAAAGTAAGGCTTTTTACCACTCATAATCATCTAAGATAATGTTCTTTACGTTACATGATCCACCGGACAATTCAGCAGCAGCCCATGCAGCATGCTCTAAATTGGGTGCAAGTAAGAACCGCACCTGATCATCTAGTGTTGTAGTGTAACGCCAAGTCTTTGGACGTTCTGATTCTTTACGCATGGCAATCATAGGATGTCGGTGGGTTTGATGTATTGTGCTTTGAGAGCTTCTGTACGCTCTTTAAGCTTCTTCAGCTGTCGTTGTACCCAAAGGGTTTGAAAGCCTGCTGTAGGGGCATGTGGACGTGTCTCAGGTGTCATCTGATGCTATCTCGATAGAATGGATTGTATAGTCTAATTTGGTTAGACGTTCAACTTGTTTATCCATCATTTCTTCAGAAAAGGTAAACAATGAACGCATCTCATTTAAGAAATTACAGTAGTAGTTAATCCTGATCATTGCTGCGTCCTTGATGAATGTGTCATGATGGATAAACCTCATTCAGTTGTTTAACGAAGTCTTCAAGCAGTTGTTGTTCTGTTTCTTCTCTTTGTTTCTTATTGAGAATGTATTCTTCAAGCAATGTTTCTTTGTTTTTTATATTATAAAGATTAGGTCGATTATATTCTCTTGAAGCATACCATGCACTGTTGGCATATCTTTGAATATTCTCTAAATCATGTTTAACAGTACAATAAGTTCTGCGTTTTACTGCTGAATCAATTTTACAGCTAAGACTTAGCAGTTTATCAGAAAGATCTGCAACTGCTTCACGTAACAATACAACTTCATCATTCTCATTGTACAAATTACTTACCTCCTTTGTAGTAGCGTGATGTAATACGATTAGAACGTTGATACACTGTTGCCGTGGCAAATAAGCCTATCATGCCGACAACAGCTAGGATGATTGTGGTCTCACTGGGCATCGTAATACTCCTCTTTAAAGTCTTCAAAGCTCATGGCTGGTACATAATCGTCACCACCATCTAGTGGTGTTGGGTCATAGTCTGACAAGTAACGCTCATAAGCGTATACTAAATGAAGTTCTAGCATCAGTCCTCCTCTGTGGTGGTGGTGTCGTTCTTGTCAACAAACTTTTGTAGTGCTTCAATCATTTCTTTGGCGGACGACAGTGCACTATCTCTAACTTTTAACTCATTAAAGACATTACGCTTACTACACATTGCATTGCGACAAGCCATAAACATGGCGTCAGCGTTAATACCATTGATGCAAATAGTGTTGTCCTCAAAATCATGAAGATTAATAGAGTCGTCACACTCTGCCCAAAAGACAGAAGCATCCTTCATGTAATAAGTATACATGACTGAAGGTTGAGAAAGCATTGGTGCGTCCTTGTAATGTGAAGTGAATGTGTTGAATGTGAAACCCGCCGCAATGTATTATTAATTACGACGAATTGTGATTAGTTAATAATAATAATTAATCAGTGAGTTAGTAATAACTAACACTTAGAAGTTACGATTGAAGAAATAGTATTCACAATTATGATAGAT